CGAGGAATACTTTTCTGAGTACAATAAGACCATCAACATGGAGAATGCTCGTCAGTCAGGCACTGAATATGCTGACTTACGGAAACCAATTGAGGAGGCAATGGAAATATTTGCTCTGACCTCTACATTGACTCAGGTTGCTCCCGCTACAAACAGGTTCTTCTTACCATCGGTAAGCACGACAGGTTTTGACTATTTTATGATTAACAAGATTCTTTGTTATGACGCTTCAGTTAGCCCAAGAGTACTCAAGGGTGAGGCAGAGAAGGTGCCGCATACAAGAATAACTTTACTGAATAATTCAAACCTTACTGCTCCTACAGAGATGTATCCTGCTTATACGCAGGAGGGCAATGTGCTTACTGTATATCCCTCTACATTTAACTTGGCAAATGAGGTTGAGGCCAACTACTTTAGATACCCTAAGGTACCAAAGTGGACTTACGTAACTCTTGCTAATGGCGAGCCTATCTTTAATCAGTCTCAAGCAGACTATCAAGACTTTGAGGTGCCGGCAGAAGATGAGTACAAGTTGGTTACAAAGATTCTTCAGTATTGCGGGGTGTCTATTCGTGAAACAGAAGTTACTCAATTTGCTATGGCTCAAGAGCAGATGGAAAAAACTCAATAAAAAATATAGGTTATGTCATATATATCGCAGTATCAGTATTATGAGAATGGGGGAGTCACCCCTCAGGATGCCAATTGGGGCTCGTATCAGTACGTCAGTTTGGAAGATGTTGTAAACAATTTCTTGTTGATGTATGCGGGCAACCATTCATTGGTTAATAATGAAGAGCGGTATAAGATTTTGTTTCACGCAAAGCGTGCCATTCAAGAATTAAACTACGATGCGTTCAAAGAAATCAAAGTATTGGAGCTTACGGTTCCTGATACATTGAGATTTATTCTTCCTTCTGACTATGTCAATTGGGTTCGTATTTCACTATACAAAGATGGATGGCTTCGTCCATTGTCTGAGAACATTCAGACGCTTTCTGCTAAGGCATATTTGCAAGACCAACAAGGAAAGATATTGTTCGACCAAAACGGCAATGCTCTTTCTCCTGAGTTTTCAGATATTGACTTCGATAGATTGACCCATATCAAGAAGAGTATCTACCTAAATCAAGACAATCAATTTGATGGTAATGAGGGGTGGAACTACGATGGGATGTGGTATTTTGAAGGCAACATTGGTGCGGCTTATGGTTTAGATACTGAGACTGCCAACTTCAATCCTACGTTTAATGTAGACCGAAAGGCAGGTGTAATTAACTTTGATTCACCGATGACCGGTCAGCAGTGTATTCTTGAGTACGTATCAGATGGTATGGAGCAAGGAGACAATTCAAAAATTACTGTAAACAAGTTATTTGAGAAGTACATTTATGCTTACATTCAGTATGAAATTCTGAACAGCAAGTTAGGTGTGCAAGAATATATTGTCGCTCGTGCTCGTAAAGAAAAATCTGCGCTATTGAGAAACGCAAAGATTAGAATAAGCAACATTCATCCCGGAAGACTCTTGATGAACTTGAGAGGATTGGACAAGCAAATTAAATAAGATGGCAAAACTTACAAGAAACTTCGTAGCGGGCAGGATGAACAAGGTCGTTGATGAACGACTGCTTCCTGAAGGAGAGTACATTGACGCTATGAATGTAAGAATGGGTTCTACCGAGAACTCAGAGGTTGGGGTTATTGAGAATACAAAGGGCAATTTGCCCCTTACTAATTTAACGTACACTAACGGAACTTTGCTTAGTACCAATGCAAAATGTATTGGAGCTATCGAAGACAGTGCTAACGAAGCTATATATTGGTTTGTTCACGACCCTACCTTTAGTGTAGGTGCGACAGGCAAACTTGATATGATTGTGTCTTTTAATGTAAGCACAGGCATATTGACCTACCACGTTATTTCAATTAACGATGGGAGCAATGTGAATACCACATTGAATTTTAATCCAAGCTACCTTATTACGGGAGTAGACTTGTTGGACAACAAGTTGTTGTTTTTTACAGACGACTATAATGCCCCAAGGGTTATTGATATTACTACCAATTACCCTAATCCTGTTGCAAACATTGACGCTGTATCTGCAGAGTCATTGCTAGTTATAAAGAAGCCTCCTGTGCAGTCACCGGGCGTTCAACCTATTATAACCAATGGGCAAGAAAATTATTTAGATACACGATTTATTTGTTTTGCATATAGGTATAAGTACGCAAACGGAGAGTACAGTGCCACATCTCAGTGGTCTGCTCCTGCGTTTGTGCCAAGACCTTTTAGCTTTAGCATTGAGAGTTACCTAAATGAAGGAATGACCAACTTCTGTAACTCAGCCATCATCACCTATAACTCAGGTGGCCCGCTTGTTGTGGGCATTGACCTGTTATTTAAAAAGGCTGATGGGAATATCATTAGAGTTATTGAGAAGCTTGATAAAGCTATTTTAGGCATCCCTAATAACACCAATCAGCAATACACTTTTACCAATAGCAAAATCTTTACAGTACTATCAGAGGCTGAGCTTCTTAGATTGTACGACAATGTACCAAGGTTTGCTAAAGCCCAAACTATTATGGGCAACAGATTGATGTATGGTAACTATGTAGAGGGCTATGATTTGGTTGACTCTACGGGAGCACCTGTTAAGTTTGAGTACACTACTCAGTTGGTGTCCCTGCCTATAGGTGTAACTAACATTGACGATGGTCTTCAGTCAGGTAACTATACCATTAATGGTAGCGTTAACGTAGCCAACTCAGTTGTAACAATTGATTTGGCAGGTCAAAATTTGGTTGCAGGTTCAGCCATAAACTTAGACCTTGTAATAGCGCACGCTCAGTTTACAGGGCAATCACCATTCCCTACTGAGACTACTGACGATGTAAGATTAAACTTTGCATTTTTCTTATCGACCAACTATACTTCTGTTTACCAATTAGCCACGAGCATTGAGTTTCAAAACGCTGTTGGTACCGCTGCAAATATTCAGTCTATTGCTAACGCTTGTAATGGTACAACCTTTACGGATGCGTTCAACTGTGCCATCCCTCAGAACCTAAATACGCTTATCAAAAATGGTAGTGGTATCAGTGCTGTTGGTCAGCCATTTGGTATTGTAACAAGCCCTGCTAGTAGTGTAATTGGACTTCAGTTACCTGCTATGCGCTATGTCAATAACTTAACTACTCCGACACAAACTGTCTTTGAGTACTATGACGTATCATTAGCAGAGGCTACATTCCAAGAGATAGCAAACACGCAAAGCTTACACAGCAATAGAGACTATGAGATTGGTATTGTTTATATGGACGATTATAACAGGGCTACAACAGCCTTGGTTAGCCCAAACAATACTGAGCATATCCCTTGCGGTTTATCTGCTAGTAAGAACTCTCTTCAAGTCACAATACCTGCAACACAAAAGCCACCGGCATGGGCTAAGAGATATAAGTTTGTAATAAAGCCCGACCAAGAGAACTATGAGACAATCTATTGTAGCATTTTCTTTGAAGACCCTGAGACCAACAATGCTTACTTCTTGCTTGAGGGTGAGAACGCACGTAAGGTTGAGCCGGGAGATAGACTCATTGTAAAGGCCGACTCAAGTGGGCCAACTACAACTTGTGTTTATGCTACTATTCTTGAGAAGTCAGCACAGGCTTCAGGTTTTATTGAAATACCAAGTGAGTTAGACCCCGATGTTCTTATTCCTGTACCTGCGGGAGTGTATGCAAAGATTAATCCAAACAGCTTTAACATTGTTCAAGACGAGTTGGCAATTATAGCACCGGGCAAGGTTACTGTTACCTCACCAAGAGGCGGAACCTACCCTAAGTTATTTTATCCAATGAACCGATTTGATACGGTTACTTCTGCGTGGGTTGATTACGATGTGCCTGCAGGCAGCCGCATTGTATTAAGCATTAAGCAGAGTCGTGGTGGTGTAGGAGATGCTTGTGAAGAAAGAAGAAACTTCTTGGAGAAGACATTAATATCAAGCAATGCATACGACAATATGTATGATTGGTTTGTTGGGGAAAATGTAGAGCAGTTTTTAAATGATGGGTCAAGATTTGCGGGAGCAGGCGCTTGTATTCCGGATAACGAATTTGTTCCGGGCATTACTAACACTGCAGGCAATCTACCTACTGACTTATGTATTAACTACTATAGATTTTATAGAAATACTTCTACCAATCAATTGCAATTGATGGTTACGGGTACATTGCCTTGTACAGGTATTGGGTACCCTAACTCTCGTGCGTCAGTGGTTGAAGTGAACATTACCGTATTCCGTTCTGACAAGACCATTATATTTGAGACAGAGCCTTCTGACGCTCTGCCTGACGTATTCTTTGAGAATGAGATGTCATTTGCAATTGTGAATGGAAACCATCAAGGAAACATTCAGAATCAAAACGTAGCCACAGGCACACCTGCTATTATTGACACCAAGTTCTTTAACTGCTTTGCATTCGGTAACGGAGCAGAGAGTTACAAGATTCGTGACTCAATTGTAGGCGCATCGTTTAATCTTGGTAACAGGGTAACAAGCGTGTCTGCTCAGGACTATAGAGAGGCTGATAGATTCGCTGACATTACTTACAGTGGTATTTATAGCGCAGAATCAAACGTCAATAAACTCAACGAGTTTAATTTAGGCTTGCTTAACTATAAGGTTTGTGAGCCATCCTTTGGGAATATTAACTTAATGGATGGAAGACAGACTGATATTTTAGTTCTTCAAGAAGATAAAATCTCTTACGTACTTTCAAGCAAGAATCTTATCTCAGACTCTACAGGTGGAGGCGTTATTGCCTCTGTGCCTGAGGTGTTGGGTAATCAGATTGCTAGGGTTGAGAAGTATGGTATCAGTTTTAATCCTGAGAGTTATGTACAGTGGGGATATGACAGGTTCTTTACTGACGTGAAGCGTGGAGCTGTACTTCAACTTAGAGGCGACTCAGCAGGCAGCGACCAATTGATTGTTATTTCTGAATCAGGTATGAGAACTTGGTTTAGAGATACGTTTAACGCTTCGTACGATACTCAGAAGCTAGGTGGCTTTGACCCTTACATGAATGAGTACGTTTTATCAAGCAACGAAAGAGAGTTACCTCTCAATCCTGAGTGTTTGAATTGCGGAATCTCTCAGACGTTTAATCTGTCTACCGTTGGTGAAGAAGAAGGCTCAGTTGAGTATTGCGTTGACTTGGGTCCAAACGTAGGTTCTACTAATGTGGTGTACACTGTTAACGCTATTAGCGCAGGAGCATCATTTGAGATAGAGGTTGAGTATGACGGAAACACTGTAACTACAGGTGAGGTGAGTGCAAGTGGTGTATTGACTTTTAACAAGGATAATGTATCAGTAGAAACTTCAAACATTACTATCACCTATACGGGAGATATTACATTGACCGTGCTTGCTGAATGTTGTGGCGCTATTCCTCTTACTATCGTTCAAGTAGTAGTGACGAATGATTTTGATAGTGGCGATACCATCCATACTGAGTACAGATTTGTGGATGGCACATACACGTCTCCTTTGCAGTCTGCTCTTACAATATTCTCTTCAGGCACTAATAACCCACTTGTGTCAAGATATGGTGTTACAGTGGGCCCTATAGGCGCAGGAGCATTCCCGCCTGCAGGTAGTACGCTGAGAATGATTGCAAACAAGCTATCGACTGATACGTTTGTATTTAATCCTGCAACAGACAAGTTTAAATATTATACTTCAGACACGTTGTATGCAAACAATAGTGGAGCAATTTCTACCTTGTTAGGGTTGGCAACAACTGCTACTCCTAATCAGGGAACAGCGGGTAATAACTACGCTGAATTTACGGTTCCTGCTTTACAAGATTACTTATATTTGATTTGGGATTTTAGAGCCTCCACTTCTGTTACGCTTTGCTACTCAGATGAGAGTACTGTTGATGCGTGCTGCGGATGTGAGGTAACTTAAAAAATAAAAACAATGGCGACAAGTTCATCATACTATTTAAACGCACCTTCTCTTGGGTCTGCTACTGCAGTGTTTACGAACGCAGCATTGTCTGTATGTGCTGCTGACGGCTTTTACTCGGATGGTGTAATAGTAAGAGAGCAAGTAGGATGCGTATTATTACCTCAGCAAACGTGTCCGGCTTGTGCTACACCTTGCGGAACAACTATTAATGCGAGTGGTGGTCAAGGAATTTATTTGCTTGATTTGGAAACGGGCACAACCGTATCGGATATAGGTGCTGTTATCATTAGATTTAATCCACAAGGAGTACCTGATGGTATCAGAGCTACTCTTGGTGCTAACGTCTATAATAAATTAACCTCACCGGTAGATGGGCTCCATCAATCATCAAATGCAGGAGCGCTTACTTTTGTTGGGCAAACTTCTGCTGACTGTGGAATATCAGGAACTACTTACCCTGCATTAGCGGAGTTTGAGTATAATGGTACAGCCTTCGTTGCTACAGGGGACACACAGAGTGTTACTGTTGCAGCAGGAGACGTCTCGCTAGGGGCTTCAGCACCGGGCAATACGATGATGGTTATTCCTAAGCTTACACCATCCCCATCAATTATAAACTTTGAGGTGGTTGGTCCTTGTTCAGGTACAGCGTGGTCTATGTCAGTTGCTTGTCCTGTATTGCTTACAGGATTTGGTTCAAGTGTTATGGCCGCAACTTCAAATGCCGCTTGTTTATTAGCTGAGACCACAACATATTACAATGCATCATTGGCAAACACTCCGGGAACAGTTGGATTGTATGATTTTGTATATTCTGACGCCTATGGAAATACTCCATTAGCTGCAGGATTCTATCGTGCATCAGGTTCAATTACCGGAAGCAACGATTGGTTTCAAGTTAATTCAGCAGGAGTAGTTGTAGCCTTAGGAGTTTGTGCTCCAACAACTGCATCTTTGGCTTGGTCATTTACAGAGGCAAGTGGTTCGGTAGGTAATATGGACTTGTATGTGAATGGTTCTATTGTTGAAAGTAGAAGTACTACAGCAAGTGGTACACGTACTGTATCTTTAGGAGACACCATTAATGTTGAAGTTACTTGTAACCAATGTACCGGTGGAGGAGGAACGTATGCAAATGTATATTGTACAGGAATAATCACTGATGCTGATTGTGCAAATAATGCTGTAGCCAACATATTTACATCAGTTTACACTGTGGTATCAGGGGATTTAGGAACAACATTAACTTTAAATACATTTGCGGTATGTGATAGTGCTTGCATATAAAATAGATAACTATGGCAAATTACACGCTAACATTTAGTGATATGGCTCAGGGATGGGTGTCGTTTTATTCCTTTTATCCTGATTGGATGATTGGAATGAACAACTTCTTTTATTCATTTAAAGGAGGTAATATCTATCGTCATAACACAAACGAGAACAGAAACACTTTCTATGGGCCTTGGTTTGTTAGAATAGGTAATCCTTCAGGAGCATTTAATAACACCACTTTACAGAGTGTGTTTAATACCGGTGCCCTTGAAAGCAAACTTTTTAAAACCATTAGCCTAGAGGGTGATGCCAAGTGGGCAGCACAATTGACTACTGACCTTCAGTTCTCAGGGTTTATCGAGGCCAATTGGTTTGAGAAAAAAGAAGCATCATTCTTTGCATTCATCAGGAACAACAAAGTGGGTGAGCTTGCGTTACGAAGTGTGAATGGTATCGGTCAAAGCAATGTTGTGACCGGTGGTAACGTAGTAAACTTTGCTCCGACAGTTGAAATAGGCAGCATTATTAGTATTGGCGACTTGCTATACTTTGCATTACCACCATACACCGCACCCGTACTTGCGGGTAGAGTTACTGCTATTACAGTGAATCTTCCTGCGGGAATAAACAGATTAACGATTGATACTACAATACCGGGCACTACTCCGATACCAATTCAAAATGCATTTTTCTTGTACATCAAGGACTCTGTTGCTGAATCTCATGGAGTATTAGGTCATTATTGTACATTCAATATACAGAACACTTCAAACAGTAAGATTGAGTTGTTTGCTGTGCAGTCTGAGATAATGAAAAGTTACCCTTAAATTTAATATCTTTGTTAGAGTATGGGACTATATATACGAGAACTGCAGGACACGGACTACGAGAACATTCTTGTTGGTTGGTGGCAGCAGTGGGAATGGGAGCCTCCACAAAAAGACTTCCTTCCTAATGATGGCAAAGGTGGTATCATAGTCTATGACGATGAGACCCCGGTGTGCGCAGGATATATGTACCTTACTAATTCTAAAGTGGCTTGGGTTGATTGGATAATATCAAACAAGGAATACACGAAAAAGCCACAAAGAAAAGACGCCATTAAGTTATTGGTGTCAGCGTTGACCGAGATATGCAAAAACACAGGAAGTAAGTATGTCTACGCTTTGATAAAAAACCAAAGTCTTATAGGAACCTATGAGGAACTTGGGTACATTAAAGGTGATTCATACACAAGCGAAATGATAAAAGTATTATAATATGGCAGCATTTACTACAATCGCAGCAGGAGTCGGACTAGCAACTACAGCAGCCACTACCGGTATGTCATTTGCTCAGGCGGGCAAACAGCGCAAGGCTATGCGTCAAGCTGAACGAGACGCTGACGAGGCTATGCAAGCGGCAAGAAAAAAACTTGAGGTCAATGTGTTTGACCAACTATCTATTCAGAAAGAACCGTTTGAATTGGAGCGAGAAGCTTTACTTTCTCAGGGTGCTCAGGCTATTCAAGCAGGAGTCGAAAGTGAAAGAGGCGCTGCGGCTACCGCAGGTCGTATTCAAATGGCACAGCAAGAAGGACAAGGAGCGGTTAGAACTGCAATGGGTCAGGAGCTGCAAGGTCTTGAAAGATTGAGCGCACAAGAGGAAGGAAGACTAAGAGACATTGGTGTTCAGTTAGACCTTGAAGAAGTTGCCGGAGCACAACTTGCTGCTGCAAATGCACAAGAGTTACAGGCTCAAGCTATGCAACAGGGGTTCGAGGGGGTAACAAGTCTTGCAGGTCAGCTTGCTGAGTCTGCTCCATTATTTGAAAGAAATCGTGCTGCTGAAAAAGCGGCAATTGGTAATATGGCGTTTAGTCCTGAACAATTTCAACAATTTGGAAATGTCGCTGAAAAAGGAGGGTTAGGAGCTGCGGGCACGGATGGTTTTACAAACTTAGATTTTAGTGCTGTAAGCGGCATGAATAATCGACAGTACAATAAGTTTTTAAAAGCGCTTACGCCTCAGCAAAGAATGATGTTATTTACTAACCCACAATTTGCAAAAAGTTCTGAGCTAATAAATCCTACAGCTGCACGCCTTATTAGATAATTGGTAAATAATATAAAAGTTTAATTGATGGCAACATACTATAAATATGCAGAGCGGAGCGCTGAATCTCAGATAAATTGGGCTGAGATAGGCAAGAATATGACGGATATGCTTCAAAACGAAGTGACTATCCGTGAAGAAAAAAAAGCCGCTATAGATGCTGCATCAAGAGAGTTTGGTGAGAAGCTTGCTAACCCTCCTCAGGGAGAGCATAAGTCAGCAAACCAATGGGCATTGGAGTATGGAGATAATGCTTCTCAGTATATGTTGATGCAGGATAGACTTTTGAAACAAGGTTTATTGAAACCCAAAGACTATATGGTTACTCGTCAAAACTTAATGGACGGTACCAAGCAAGCGTTTAATTTGACTAAAGAGTTTCAAGAAACTTTTAAAATGAAAATGGACCGTTATAAAAAGGGTGAGTCTCAAGACTTAGAACTTTTTCTTAACGCTCAGGCTGAAAAATTTGGAGACTTTACAAAGTCTCAGCTATACATCAACCCTACTGATGGCTCGGTTAACGTGGCTATGAAAGAAAAGAAAGTGATTGATGGCAAAGAGGTTTTTGTAATGAACCAAAACCCAAACGAGTTTACTACCATCAGTTCATTGCGGAATACTATTGCCGGGACCTACGATAAGTTTGATACCAATGCAGTGACAACTGCGTTCGCTGACTCTTTAGGTAAAGAAGAAACTGCAAGCATTGTATTTGGTACGCTATCAAAAGGTGGGTCCATTACAACCGTTGAGGATATTACTAGCAGAACAGACTTGGATGCTGATGGCAAAACTGTCATGTTCAAATTTATTGATGCGGAGAATCAAATGATTACTGCCGCTCTTGAGAATCCATACAACAGATTGTCTGTTCTTACTAATACAAAGAAGTTCGCTCCCAATGGAAAGCAGTACACATTTACTTACGATGAAGCTGATGCAAAAGCAAATCCTGATAAGGTGTTATTAAAGGTTGATTCTGCTACAGGACAACCTACCCCTCAGTTTAGTGCTGAGCAAATAAAAGTGTCTAACGAAGCTATGCGTACCGAGGTTCGTGCTAAGTATGACTACAAGAAAGGTATTGACCAAACAGCACAAGCGCAAGCTCAATATGCTCCTGAGTATGTTAAAAGAGGGGCTGACGAAGACAAAGCTAAAATGGATGCAGCAGGTGCTTGGAATCAATTGTACACAGGTGGAACTGCTGCTCAGAAAAAGGCTGCAGCAGACATATTATTGGGTACTCCAATTGCTCAACAAGCAGGTTTATTGGGAATTGATATGAAGACCCCGGGCAAGATTACGCTTAAATACGCTGACGCACAAAAGAACAGAACAATTGATTATCTTGATACTTCAGGAAACCCTGTCAGCCTAAGAGACTTTGCAGGACTTGGTGTTGAACTTCACGGTGTTGTTGATAGAGATATAGCTGTTAAAGCAGGAGGTGGCGGATCAGGTTTCGGTAGAGTTGCTGACCTATCTACAGTTACATCACAAAGAGCAGGACAAAGAGCACAAGCTGCTCCAATTTCTGTACCTTTAGGCGCAATAACTGAAGCGTCTCAAAATGCATCAGTTACTCTTCAGGGTTCATTGCCTACAGGATTTGTCGTAACAGATAAAGGAGGTACATTTGGTAATGAAGTTGAGGTTAAGGCGCCAAATGGAAAGGTGTACAAATATACCGCTAAGAAATCAACTGCTGCTGCTGAGATAATTAAGAAAGACATTGAGGCATTTATCAAAGCAAACTCCCCAACAGGAGACGAGGAATTATAATACTTATAAAAAATAACGATGAACGAGTTAGAGAAATTATATAACGTATTGATTCGAGAAGGAAAGACATCGAAGTCATTCCAAGAATTTCAAACTCAATACGCTAATGATAATGCATATAGAGAGAAGGTTTATGAAGTTGTTTTTAGGGATGGTTTTACCAAGAAAGACAAAGAAACATTTTTCTCAGTGTACAAACCATCCTCTAGTGTTCAATCACCTGTTGCTCAACAGCCGGCTGCTCAGTTGCCTGTTGCAGAGGAAGTAAAAAAAAAAGAAAGTACTACGGCATTACCATCGGCAGATGGTGGATTGGCGCAACAAGGGCCTAAGAACCGTGCTCCATTATTTAAGCCTGAAGGATTTGATAAACAAATGCCTGCTGCTGCAGACGCAACCTTCGTCAAGAAACCTAAGTTAGATTTAGTAGAAAAGAAAGTAGCAACAGCTGTAGATGATAGAGCTCTTGAGGTAGAAAAAAGAAAAGCCGAAGACCTATTTGATAAGCAGACTGTAAAGCCACGAGTAGACCAAAGCGTTTACTTGAAAGAAAGGCTTTCTAATATCAACAAGAACCTTATTAACAGGGAAGAAGAATACGTTGTCCCTGAAATGCAGTATCAATTCGGAGACTTAGGATTTAAGTTTGAAGAGACAGGTGCCATGGGAGACTATATGAAAGTGGTTGCTCCTAATGGCAAAGTAATAGAAGTGTCTTTAGATAACTTTCTTGACTCGTCATCTGAAGCAGAGGCAAACAAGCTACAAAGTTTTATCAAAAACAATACTCCTCAAAAGGGATTGTTTGTGCTTGAAAAAACAATGAGAGAGCAGGACAAAAAGTTCAACTCTCAAAAGCAAGTCGATGATGAGATTAAAAAAATCAACGCAGATGTAACTGCTTTGAATCAAAAGCAGAAGAACTTTTTATTAAAGAAGACTGCATACGAAAACGAGATAGCAGAGTTAGAAAAGACACCTGCTTCACAAAGGAATACCGAGCAATTTAATGCCAAGCTAAATCAGTTAGAGCAGCGAAGAGCTGCAATGACCGAAGAGGTTCAGTCTATTCTTGGTGAAGAGGAAGCAATAAAAAATAAAGGAAAGGCACTAGATACTTCTGTAGGCAAGTACACTATTGCAAAATCAAAGCAAGGTACTTGGGGTGGAGGTATATGGGATTCGTTTCTTGGTGGTATTGGCAAGATGGCATCTGCCGCTGCGAGCACCACTATTGATATAATGACAGAGATAGCCCCTGCAGGATTCGGAATGAGTCCTCAGGATGTTAAAAATGTAACCATTGAAAAGGCTGCTAAGATTGGCGTTGCTCCTCCTACAGCAAATCAAAATATTGAAGATTGGAAAAAGACATTGACCCCTCAGCAATTGAATGATTGGGAGGATGAGATGGATGATTACATAAAAAAATCTTTGAAGAAGGAGGTTCTACCTTCTACTCGTGTTGGTTTAAAAACATTAGCAGGAGACCCTGATACCACGCTTGAATGGGAGAACCTAAAGAAGCAGGGATTTTGGGGTGGTGCTTTTCTAGGACTAGCAGAATCACTTCCTGCCATGATAGGTGGCTCCGGGCCCGCAGGATGGGCTCAGAGAACAGCACAGATGTATGGTCAAGTGTCAGATGGATTGGCTCAGGAGATGGAGAACGACCCTGAGTTTGCAAACATATCAGAGAATGAGAAGTTGGCAATTACGCTACCTATTGGTATCACTTCTGCCGTGCTAGAAGCTTACGGTTTAAGAAATGTTATTGCAAGTAAAGGTATAATCAACAGCATTACAATGTCCGCTTTAGGCAAAGCAGGAAGAGGTGTTGGTGCAAAATCATTTAGAGAGCTAGTAGAAAACGAGGTTCAGAGTAGATTACTAAAAGGTACTTTGATTTTAGGAGCAGCGGGTCTTGCTGAAGGCGAGACAGGTGCGCTTCAAGAAGTTTCTGAAACTACATTTAAAGCAATCTATAATGAGATTAAGGGGAAGGATATGTTTGAAACCCCTAAATCAGCATTGGATTTTGTAGAGAATGTTGTTGTGGCAGGAGCGCAAGAAGCCGTTGGTGGATTTGTATTAGGAGTACCATCTGCTGTAAGTTCCGCTTATAGTCAAAAAGGATTTCTCAAAATGGACGATAATGTCTTCAGGACATTTGAGCTTATGGCTAATGATGAGACACTGCAAAGTGCTTATATAGCCAAGCTGAAAGAGAAGATTGCTAATGGCGATATAACTGTAGAAGAGGGTAAGAACAAGTTGAATGACTATCGTAATTCAGTTGGCTTATTCAGACAGTTACCTGATGGGTTAACCACTCAGCAGAAGAAAGAAGCAATGAATCTTTTGAAAGAGAAAAGAGATTTAGAGCAGTATGTAAACGGTAAAGATGCTTCTTTAGTTAGTCGTCAGAAGAATAGAATCAACGCTATTAATGAAGAGCTTACAAAAATATCTGAGCAAGATGGTGGGCAGGTTCAATCAGAGACAACTCCTGAGGCTACAAAAAGAAGAGAAAGAATTATAGAGTTGGCAAAAATAATCGAAGATGATAATGCCGCCATTGAATACGATACCTCAAACAAGTTACCTTTAGAAGAAAGGAACAAAGTAATTGAAGAATTAGAAACACTTAAAGCAGAAGAAGATGCCGTTCAAAAGCAAGCAACAAGTCAAGTACCTGTACAGTCAGGAGCCGGAGTTAGCCAAGAAGTGGCGCAAGGAGAACCCCAAGCAGAACCTCAAGTCGCTACCCAAGAAGGTGTCCAAGAAGAAGTAGTGTCTTCAAAGACACGGGTCAACATTGCCCCATTCTTTAATACAAAAGTTGAAACAGTACAAGAGGCTGAGCAATTAAGACAGGCTCCTGAGTACAAAGCATACAAAGAGACTTTGGTTAAACTTGCTGAGCAACTTGGTATCCCGGGTATAATTATTGACGATGTTATCGGTGGTTACAAGAATGAGTCGGGTGAAGAGATTGTAGAAATTTCAAATCAGATTACGTTTGAGAACGCTACCTTAGACCAAGTCGAAGAATATGCGGCCATGATAGCTGCCCTTGCTCCTGAGGTTCAAGAGGCTTCTATTGCCGCTCAATATGTAAACGAAGGTGATGCCACGCACAATGCAAACGAGTACCGATTTAAAGTAAACAACATTGACAATGCAATAAAAGCATTGAAGGGTGCAGGTATAACTGACTTTAGCATAAACGAAAACGATAGCACTGTAACATTTACTGATGTTTTTGACTTCGCAGATGCTCAACTTCAAGATAAAATCGGTAAGTTTGCAGAGTTATTAGACGAAAATAATACAACTTATGAACAACAGCAATTTAGACCAACCGAATCAAGGTATGTCGACAAGGGAAAGAGGAAAGAAATTATTAGAAGAGTTAAGAGCGATGGGGCCCGACCTGAGTCTCGTGGGCAAGGTTTCAATGAGGCCGTTGAGCAGGCAATCCAACGTGACGCAGCCTTCCAAGGAACAACCTATGAAGAATACTCAGGAGCCAAACCAAAAGGCCCTGCAGCAGGAAACAGACTCTTCAATGAGCCAATCAAGGCAGTTGCGGAAATTGCGAATAGATATTATCAACGAGCGTTCGGAACTAAGAGACCTGATTTCAAAGGGACAAGACAGCTCGACAAAGCAAGAGCCAAAAGGATAAGCGATGCCTTTGATGCAATGAAGCATTCGCCAAACGACCCTCAAGTTCGTGCGGCATACAATGCTTTGGCTAAAGAAACCATTGCTCAATACCAAGCATTTTTAGATGCAGGCTATGTTGTTGAGATAAACAATCAAGAGCCTTACGCAAATTCTCAAGAGATGATTGACGACTTGAGAAACAACAAGCGTATCAAGATATTCTCTACAGAGTCAGGATTCGGAGATACTCCAATCACTGCTAAGCAAAGAAAAGAAAACCCACTTCTAGCTAAGACTAAGTTTACTGATGTGAACGGGCAGCCTATGCTCGTTAATGACTTGTTCCGTGCGGTTCACGACTTCTTTGGACACGCTGAGTTAGGCAACTCATTTGGTCCACTAGGAGAAGAGAATGCTTGGAACGTGCACGCACGTATGTATTCTCCGTTGGCAAGAAGAGCAATGACCACTGAGACACGTGGTCAAAACTCATACGTAAACTTCTCAGGAATTAACGAAGAGGCTGACAAGATAAGAGAGCAATCAAGAAAACTTCGTGAAGAAGGTAAGCTTGAGGAGGCTCTAAAATTAACAGATGAGATTTACGAGAAGACTTCTTTCGCAGACCAAAAGGTAGGATTACTACCTGAAGAGTTCTCTCAGATAGATGAAGAGGTTGTTGCTGAACCTGTGGCAGAACCGGTGGTAGAAGAAGAGGTAACAGAAGAGTTTGTTCCTATATCATACGGAGACATTACCGGGGCTGCATTTACCAAGGAAAATGCAATTGACTACGAGGAGGACACTAGAGAAGATACTAACGGAAGACAATACACTTATTTATCATCAATAACCATGGAGGTTGTGGATGGTAATGGGGAAACTGTTGGCACAATCACCAAGCTATCTGATGGAGAGGGATTACTTTCATTCACAGCAGAAGACTTAAATGGTCGTACTGTTTTAAAAGGAAAGGAGTTCCCTACACTAAGAGATGCTAAAGTTGCTCTTGCTGAAGTCACCAATAAGATTCGTCAGAAAGAATTTGATAAGCAGCAGAAGACTGTTACTAAAGAAAGAGAAGCAGCTAAGTCTAAAGCTGACAAGGCTAAGGCTCGTGAGAAGGCTAAGAAGAAAGCAAAGGAGCCACAGGTTGAGGAGGAAGTAGTTGAGGAAGTACAAGGCAAGATGGACGAGCTTCTTGAGCTTGACCCTAAGCAAAAAGGTACGGGTCAAAAGATTCTTGATGGTCTTGATAGTATGATTAAAGACATTGAGAAGTTCGAGAAAGGAACTCTTGGTGTCAACATTGCTCTTCCAATAATGAAGGGCATCCTTCAAACTATTAGAGCCTTGGTTCAAGCCGGGATGACTTTGCAAGAAGCCATAAAGAAAGCAGCAAAGGACAGTGGTACAACCGTTAAGCAGGTTGTAAATGGTATTAATGCCATTGGACAGATTGCTCCTATACAAGAAGCATACGATGCGCTGATGGCTAAGGCAGATGCATTAATCGCCCGTCAGAAGTCAAAAGGTATTGCTGATAAGAAGATTGTATCCAATTTGGATACGATGATTCGTAACTCAGATGTCTACAAGAATGCCACTGATGCACAGCGTAAGATTATGGAACGTGAGGCACGAGTGAAGATGGGTGTTGGTCCACGTAAGGCTGCATCAATTGGACGTGTTATTGGTGTTCTGAAAGACATTACAAACGTATCAAGACAAGAGAAGCTACAAATCATATCAAGGATTCGTGAGCTGTCAAGGGATGTAGCCAAGGATTTGGCTCAGGAGATTAAAGACCTAGCCAAAGAAGGCAAGATTACTGCTGTTCAAGCAGCTAATGTTGTCGCTAGATTTGGTAATGTCAATCTGCTAAACGAGATGTCTGTGTCCAATTTTGTGGACTACATGGCTAAGGTTTTTGCTGATGCTGATTACGATAATAAAATTAAGGGGGCTAGAAGTAAGATTGCAAAAGCAAGGAATAACATAGCCACTAAGATTGGTATCGCTGATGGGCTAATGCTGCCGCTACAGAAGCTATTTTCAATTAACCCTGAGCTTATACCGGACGCACAACTTGAGCGCTACCTAGAGCTTCTTAAAATGTTTTCTGCAAGTGACGCTGTTCTCACGCTTGAGAATAAAGTTGCTGTCAAGAAAGATGTAGACGCTATCCTTAAAGATATTGACGCAGAGCAATCAAAGGCTGATGAGTTGGCTGAGATATTTAGTAATTCTAAGAACCAAGTATTTAATGATGAGGGTGATTTAGACTACGCTGCATCATTGAAGAAGATGGTTAAGGAAGGAGATATAACAGAAGAGGATGCTGAAATTATGCGCAAGTATAAGCAAGATATAATCCCTCAGGTTGAGCCTACTCCATTGAGTGACGAAGAGATTGCAAAAAAGAAAGAGGAGCAAATTGCTGATTTGAAAAAAGCCAAGGTCGTAACCGATGGCCTTCCATTAAGAGATGAGAATAGACTAGCAAAGAGGTTGGCTGATTTGATTGCAAATACTTCAAAAGAAGACTTGATGAAGTTGAGTCTTACTGACCTGAAGAATTTGTTGAAAGTAGTTAACAACATAAACAATGGCTACCTCCCTCACTATGCACAAATAATGGTGGAGAAAATAAATGCCATTAAATACGGTAAAATTCTTGCAGCTGCAATTAAAGCGGCCAAGCCTTTAAAGTTCTCTGAACTATACTCAAGGTTTAAGGCTGCTATTATTCGTAGTCAGAAGGGTGGTATTGCTGAGATGGTTAGAAGAAATCCTCTCTACTATATTGACCAAGTATTCGGTGACTTCAAAACTAAAAACATATTTGAGGCACTGTTTGAGCAGACCGCAGAAGCAGAAGCAAACTTTAAAGCTGAACTTAAAAAGGTTCAAACCATATTGGAAAAGGCTGAAGCAAAAGTTGCCAAGTCTTTCAATCTAAATCCTGACGAGACTTTGATGTCTAAGTTCAAGATGATGACCTATATGATTCAGCTTGAGTATGAGTCAAACAAAGGTAGCGAACAGGTTAACCCTGCTGCCGCTTACCTTAGGGAGACCATCAAACATATTGACGGAGGTAAGTCAAGATTCGGTGAGCGTGATGCCAATATGCTCCAAGATATACTTACCAATTATTCTAAAGATGGAGAGATAGATAATGAAAAACTATTCAACTCTTTCAACCAAGCCGAGAAGGATGCTATCAGTGATATTAGGAAGGTCAACGAGTCTTTGAAAGATAAGGCTCAGTACACTGCTGCGATTATTCGTGGTGATGCTATCGACCCATTAAATAACTACGTACACTTGAATGTGCTTCACGATACGGAGCCGCTCGATGTAAGTGCTGCTACTGACTTCTTGAACCAAGCAAACAACTCACGTAGACCATCAACAAAAGCTAAGTCTTTAATATCAAGAACTAAAGGCGCTAAGCCTTTGAACTTCGATGTATTTGCTTCTGCTCAGCGTGGCGCTAAGTTTGTCATATTGGATTACAACTTGACCGAGCCTATCCGTACTGCACGCAGAACAATGAATCAGGCTACTGCTGAATTAGAAGAGCAGGGAAGAATACCTAAGATGCAGAGGGATGTTAAGAACGCAATTGATGGAGCGTTTGAAGAGGCAGTAAGCAATCTACTTACTAACTCTATACTTCAGAACTCACTTGCTGACGAGGCGATTGACTTTATAAGCAAGCAAGGGTATCGTGCAGTTCTTGCAGGTACAGGAAGGTTTGCTGCGGAATTAACCTCAAACATTTCGTATGCATTGTTGGCTGACCCTAAAGCATTCTCTGCGGGGGCAAAGTATAAAGGTTTGATTATGTCAAATCTTGCTCCTGCTATCATGGAAAATGTAGGCAGCAAGCAGACCAACAGGATATTCCCTAACACAACATTGTCAGGAAGTTTTGTTGATACTTCTATCCTAAGCCAAGCAACAGGCATTCAAGGCACAAGCTCAAAGAATCCTGTGCTCAACAAGATGCAGCAGATATACAACCTTACAGGTAAAAAGTATCAGAATGTTATTGAGTTGACTGCAGATACTTTAATCTCTACTCCGGATAAACTCGTGATGAGACCGATGTGGTTTGGCGCATTTGCTAATGAGTTTAAAAAGGCATCAGGAAGTGAGGTTGACTTCGACAAGATAGCAGCAAACGACAAGGCTTACATGGATGCCAATCAAGATGCAATTCAAAAGGCCAAGAGAGCAGCAGACCAAAAGTCAGTGATGACAGGTGCTACAGACAATGCCTTTATGGGAATCCTAAAAGGAACTGTAAAGCCTAATCAAAGTTTCTCATCAAGAGCGTTCAATAACTTCAACAACTACATGAGTCGCTTCTTGATATTTGAATATGTTACTGCACGTACAGCCATTTATGCAATGGTTGGAGACGGTTCATTATCTAAGCGTCAGGGAGCCGCAATGCTCGCTGCTGTAGCCACACGTATGACTGTGTACACATTGCTTTCTCAGATGATGGCAAATGGTATCATGGGATTGTTTGGAATCGGAGACGATGAAGAGGAGGATGAAAAATCATTGATGCAAAAAATCGGTCAGTCTCTTACAGGTACATTTACTTCGCTATTGATTGGTCGTGACTTTGGTAATGCCACTAAATTGGTAATCAACTATGGTCTTGAGGAAATTAATGAGAGACACCTTGACTTCCTAAGAGAAGGAGAGTACGACCCATACAAAGATGGAATCGCTTACTCAATAATTCCAAGAGAGGACAGACCTGATGATAACTTGGGCAACCTTCTTATGAACATGACCGGTTCACTTGGTCCGGCATACAACACCGCTAATCTTATTTACAAAAACAGAAATAGGATTGTAACGGGAGAGACAGAGAAGAAAGAACTTGATGCCATTGAAAGAGAAGACAGAACAGTTAAAGAGCGTATCCCACTAGAACTATTAGGTAACTTTGGTTTGATTCCTTTTTACAAGGATGTAAAGAAGATGGTAAACAAATCAATCTACGCAAGCATCAAAGAAGCAGAGAGAGTAGCAGAGAGAAACAAGCGCAGAGATACTGACTTGCTTGGTGGATACGAGAATAAGACTGACCTCAAACGCTATAATCCTGAGCTATACGAGAAGAACTTTGGCGAAGGGTCAGAATGGTACGAGTCAACCAAAGAAGAGCGTGAGGCTAAAGAAAAAGAGGCCAAGGAGGAACAGAAGATAAAAGACAGGATGAACAACTATACTCCTGAAGGTGAAGGTGGCTTTGGTTCTGCAGGATTTGGGAAAAAGAAAAGTAGTAAAAAAAGTTCAGGTGGAGGCTTTGGAGGTAAGAAGTTTGGAGGCAACTAAACGTGCCTCACATACTTCATCTCCTTCTGCTTATCGTAGTAGACCATTAACTCAGCGTCATTAAACGAACCATCACGGGGAGGGCGACCTCCCCATTTAACTTCTCCTCTTAGTTTGTTGGCCTGACCGTATATGATTCCATCATCACAAGCCCATATCAAAACAGGAGTAATCCTTTTGTCTATCAACTTAACCAACTTCCTTGCCGATACAGGCAGAGGGTATGCCAACTTCATTGACCTGAGTCTACCCTTTACTTCTGCGTACGCTATCAAATTGTTGTCCTTGTCGAACACTTTGTAGTCGATGTCCTGAGGGTCTAGTTTTTTGTAAGACCCTCCAAAAATACTGACGAACAACTCGATTGCTTTCTTCTCTCTTAATAAGTCTGTTTCTGTTTCAAAAATCATCTTCTTCTATTGACTTTAAAATTAAACGTAGGTCTACGATTATATCTCTTATGTCTTTTTCTGCGGGTTTAAAGTCCCTGTCCACAAGGTTCTCGTAGATGTTTGCTAACAACAAATGGTTTTGATTTATTCTAAAAGATATACGCTCCGCCCGGGCGTTCTCTTTCTTCAGGTAGTTCTCCATAGTCTATCATTCCGTTAAACATTAAATTTATTTTCTTGTAGACGAGGAACTCTTTACCAATCGGTGTGCGATAATCAATCATGTCAATTATGTTTTTAATTCTCTCGTACTTTTCTATTTTTTTATTTAGCCTTTCTCTATCCAAAAGTAGTTCATCAATCCTTACTTTTAGACTAACAATGTTCTTATTTTCTTCATCAATGGTTTCAGTGACCACATTACCAAAGGTATTTTTACAATGGATATACTTCTCTGCCATACCATCTGTGTATTTAATCATGTCGTCCACGTCATACATATAGTGCACTATTGACGAGTGGTCTTTCTTTAAGTACCTTCCTATCTCCGAGCGAGTGTATCCCCTGTCGCTAAGTATCTTGGAAAATATCTTACGAGCGTTTACCGCTTCTCTCTTGTTTGTTTTCTTTACTATCTCTACTTTAAATGCTTCTGAAACAATAGTCCTTAACACATCCATTTCGTATGTACTATTCATGTTTTTCTCCTTTATAGATTTCAACTTTGATTCCATGAGCGCTTAGCTCTTTTAATCGGTACTCCTGCAGCTTAGAAACTTTACCTGTTGGCCTCTTGACTTCAATGAATATAACGTCAGAGTCTTTTGGTATGGCTATTAGGTCAGGGATGCCATTCTTGTTGGTGTTAATCAACTTGATTACGTAGTACCCCTGAGCCTCTAACTCTTTAATTTTCTTTGTCTGTATCTGCTGCTCTGTCATACCTCTATTGACTTTGTTTCTTTCAACAACTCTTTGATTGACATATTCACCTGAGTACATTCTTTAATGAACTCTATAAGCCGTTCTAGGTCTTCAGTCCTGAAGGCGAACCTGTTTGCTAAAAAGAAACTGTAAGGCTTACATCCTTCATCCAAATTAATCTCATCAATTTGAACGGCTAATGTTTTCTGTGGGAGAACAACCAATGTGAATATCACGGTGTACTCCTCTCCCTCCTTAACCCATTTGTGAGGAGGCACTTTGCTTGGACGATTCTTGTCGTTGATGCAGATACA